CTTGAGTATCTCATCACTAATTGGGATACATCAGGTTTGCCTTCGAACTACGCAGAGAAAGTAGAGAGTCAAGCGCATATGTTTGACTTCTTTTCAGTGTGCCCATTCCACATGTTGCCTGTCAATCTCTCCTGCTATTTCCAACGGGGTTTGAGGAAAGGTTGTCGTGGCTTCATCTCCGCTTTCGAGAAGTTCGGGCACATCTATGGGATGGACGAGGTGTTCCTACTTGGCTACCGGTTTGCTCGGGCCCTTTACAGTGCAGACGAAGCCACCAGGATCAACTTTGGAGCGAGTGTTCCCTACTCGCTGATGCTTAAAGTCGATGTGCATGCCGTTATGAGGTGCAACGGTAAGCAAATGTCCGTGCTGCAGCGTGGTCGCACCCGGTTCGATCTCATCCAGTTGATGGAGTGTGAACACGCGATGTCGGGCCTCACTTTTGAACGAGAAGTGAGTTGTTTCGACATGTTGAAGGCGGACATCGAGAAGCCAGCAACAGTGCTAGTTGTTACCCCTGATGAGTGGAACCAGTCATTCCCAGTCGTCGTACCCTCTATCTTCAGAAGGAAGGGAAGTATGCAGGCTAAGATGGGAGTGACAGTATTGAACCAGGTTGGCACTGACGGTGATCGCCGCCCTCTTTCGGGGTGGGCTCACGAGATCGCGAAGTACGGGATGACCACTGTACTAATGCAACAATTCAGCAGCGATGAAGGTAAAGCTGCACTCCGTGCACAAGAGCAAGGCAAGGCGGTAGGTGCCGTCGTGTTGGGCGCAAGGGTCAATGAGCACATGTCCCAATGTTGCTTTGTACAAGCCACGCCAGACTACTTCCATCTGGGTGACACGATGCGGTTCTCGCTCGCGCCACCAGCCGAGCTCGCTCGTCCTATGAGCGCTGGGCTACCGTGGCTGGCAGACAACATGTTCAAGATGGTCAACCTGCTAGACCCGCCCACAATAAGGATTGGGGCTTACAATCGTGCTGGCTGGTACCCACGCTCACACGACGGAAAGAACTTCCTGAGGAAGGTGAAGAACACTGGAAAAGGTCTGATTGGCGTCGCCATGGGCTCTTCTTCAGCCCCATTGCCCGATTGGGCTAAAGGACTACCGAAGGTACCTGATGGCGACCATCTGATTATAGGGGCTGACTACGAACTCATAGCGTGTCACGGTGGCGCGGGGACTGTGCAAACATTCGCGTGCTCTGCCAACAATGTGACGTCACTCACTTCCCACGGGGATAGGGGTTACTTTGACCCAAACAACCCCGCAGGCAAGGTCACACCGGGGCTTGACCCGGGCATCTTCATCCTGACTTATTGCACATTGGAGTGGAAGTTCTGTTTGCTTTACATGCGTAATCTCTACTACTTGAGGAACAAGCCTCACCTGGCTCGTTTGTTCAACAACAGGATGACTTGCATCCCCAGATTGGTCTATGCATTAACTGTCGGTGGGTGGACAGCAATGAGATGGTATGGTTTCGAACGGATGAGGATCCTATTGCTGCTAGTACTGAAATTAGTATTGATGGGTGTGTTGAATGGGAGCTACCTGACCGTGATGGCCGACCCCACAGATATGGCTTTGCAATTGGTGCTACCCTATCTTGGGGGCGTTTGCGGTTTCGCGGTTCACTTGGCTGTGAAAGGCATTCTACTGCTGGCGATCAACGAACTGGGTCTTGACAAGTCACGGGTCGTCTGGCGCATGGCAAGACCAGCATTAAATGGTATGATCAACCCACTCTTCATGACGTGCACACACTACATGAGTGTCCCAGCCGCATTGACGGCAGTCATGATAGTGCCTGCAGTCGCTGATTATGCCAAAAGAGCCTTGATGCAAGGGGTTGTCATATATCAGGAATCAAGGAGGAGGGGTTCCGCGGCCAAAGTTGAAGTGTACATGGATGCGGAGTGGTTCTTCGTATGTGGGTTTTGGCCTGTGGCCCACGTTTCCCTCGTATGCCCGAAGATGAAGGCACGGTATGAGGGCCATTTCCCGGAAGGGCAAGGACTGGGAAAGCTGTTTGTCGTGAGGCATATATGGAACACTGATTGCAAGAAAAGATCGAAACACGTGACCAGACTGCCTCTGAATGTTTCAGTGAGCACCTTCATGAATCTCCAGAAATGCGCGAAGCCTTATTCGGGAAAGCACAACTGTATCACAACGACGATCGAGAGCATCGGGGGCGTCATGACACCGATGGCGGGCACTTCAGTCAGCGTGGTGGCCTTGGCTTTGATGCTTTCAATGACCACCCTGACACTCGTCACAATGCTGGCTGTTGGCCTCGTGGGCTTGACAGTTGCTCTCTTAGATGAGATGCACCTTCAAACTCCTGCCACCATTCGCCAGTTCTCAGACAATGGGTGGTTGTCACTGGCAGCCATGGCCGATCGCGAAGACGCGAAAATCAGCCTGTACGTAAGGAGCTTCATGGCAAGTCTCACTGCTGCCAACACGGGGTTCGGCGGTACGCCGACTGTTGAGGACGCTCGCAAAGCCGTGGATTATCTCGGGATAGCATTGGATGATGACGTGGTCGAAGATGTGATCACTAGTCTGGGGTACACAGCTGGGCTGGCCTCGAAGCACCGTCTTGGTGACTTGCAATCCTCTTACGCTATCCACAATGAAACGGTGAATGAGCCCGCTCTCGCGCAGGCTGCCGAGAGATTAACGACGCTAAGCACTAGACAAAACCACCTCTCGGTGGCTTGGAAAGAGCACGTCTTAGAGGAACTGATTCAATTGGCCGACAACGTCGGAGCGGCCACTGCAAACGCCTTCAACGAATATGCAAGATCGTTGCAGACTGACGCCTTAGCAAGCGATGATGAGGGTATCCGGAATGCTGTGTTAGCATTCCAGGAGCTTTGGCCAGTTCACATGAGACACGCCATATCTTATGTGCGCGCTGTGGCGGATTTCATAGCTAGCATGAAGAGCAGGCTGAATGATTCAATGCGACAGGCAGTGGAGAACCAGTTAGCCCCATTGACTATGCTTGAGATCCTGGAACTCGGACCTTCTCCTGGCACGAGGCAACAATTGGAGCGTTTACAGGCCACAAACAATTCTCTGTATCAAGAACCGACTGTCTTCGGTCAGTTCCTTCGGATTGAACTTGACATCGCGGAACAGAGGACCACGCTTGAAGAACTCGAGTTGGTGAAAGCGGTGGCTTCCAAAGCCCAGACGTATTCACAACGCCTGGATGCCGGCAATGCGTGGGACTGGCACGACGAGAACGACAAAGAACTAATTTTCCACGCCATGCTAGCAGCAATGGAGAGGATGGGCATAGGCGCTGGGCCTGTCAACTCAGATGAACAGTGGGAAGAGCTCGTAGAGCACTACGTGTGTGTGTTGACTGGCAGGCTCAAAGCTTATGCTGTGTGGCTCTTACACCGCCCCGCTCACGTTTACCCTGAATGGGGCCATGCCGCAGCTGTGGCAGGTGGTCTTGGGATGCCGGTCAAGGTTGATGAGTTGAAAGACACAATCCAACTTTTAGGAGAGTTCATGGCACTATCAACAAGCGAGGGCTTTGATTTACCCGTTGCTTGGGGTTCAGCAGCCTCAGCGCTCGGCACTTACGTTTTGAGGATGGAAGAACAAGCTGATGAGGAAGCCCGCCTCAGGGGCGAGGCCGCTAAGGCTGCCTATGGTAGGTTCATACTGGACCGACCCGACACCGCCATAACGACAGTGGTCGGTTGGTTCACAGAGGCAACAAATTGGGCACTCTCTAACGAGGTGGTCTCCGCGGTTTGGATGCAAACGGTGTATTGGTTCAACGCGCTGAAACGCGGTGTAGAAGAGGCTTTGCAAGGGGCCTCTCAAGTGATCTTGGGCGCTTTGGTCGAACTGAAAAGACAAGGGATGACCAAGTCTTTCGATATCGGCCTAAACATCTTGGTCGGACTCGTCGATGTGTTCGGCGTGCGGGATCGGAACCCGAAAGTTGTCTGGGCGCCACTGTTCCGAATGCGACGCAAGCCATTGACTGAGGCTGAAAGGTTCGCAGCCACCGTTGCACCGATGTCTTATGCCGACCTCCCTCCTGAAGAGGCCGTGGCGGACACGATTGAGAGATTGGTTGCCAACGGTGCAGGTGAGATGCCGGAGCTCTTGAGAGCTTACACTCGACCTGTCTACAGGCCTCAAAGGGCCTATGGCACAGCTCAAGAATTCGAGGGCATAAACGATCCCCCTTCCCTGGTGGATGACGACGGTGTATTGGAAAGCAGAGTGGCATCTTACGTCAGGGAAATGGGTGCCGCACAAGGAATCGATGGAACTTGGCTTACAAGTGAGGCCTCGAATCAAGTTTCCATTGACAGGTACATCCCTGCTCCCCACCCAACCTCGGCTGGGCTTGAAGCCAAGTGCATGGAAGCGGCGGAGGCCGTCTATGAAAAGTACAAGGAAATGCATGAGAATCCTGGAGTAGTGACGCCTGAAGTAGTGAGAAAGTACATCGAAAAGAAGTTCTCAGCGGGCATCCCATTCATGATGAATTACAAGACAAGGGCTGCTGTATACAATTCGCCCTACGGGGAGGCGTTGATGAGCGCGGCCCGGGAAGCACTGCGGACTGGCAGCTACCCCCAGATGTTGATCCACGGATTCCATAAAATGCAGGTTGTGAACAAAGCCTCGCTGTTGGCCGGAAAGGCTGTAAGGACTGTGACAGCACAAGACTTGCTGTCTATGTTTGTCGACCAATGTGTCATGCTTGAGCGGTCAAAGCGTGCAGCCCCGACCACCGTCGACATAGGGATCGGGCGTCCCTTGACGGAGGGAGGATTGAGAGAGCAATTCAGGCGAGTGCTCGCGCGTAAACAAGTGGTGGAATCGGATGAAACGGAATATGACGCGAATCAGCACCAAGCGATCCACGCGGGGCTCGCCCATCTCTCGAGTCTCGGGTTCTCATCGAACCCTAATGGAGCCGCACTGGCCTCGGTCACTAAGGCACATTATGCAGCAATGGAGCGCAAGACCATCTTCAACCTGATCGGTGGCAAGGCCACCAAATCGAAGAGGGGAGGTGCAACCGGGGTGTCTCAGACTTCTTGGAACAACACTTGGGGAGGCAAGATTAAAACCATTGCAGCTTGGTCCGTGTTGCAGAACAAGCCTTGTAACAAGTTCTTCGAAACCAACACATTTGTGAACATGTCGGACGACAACATGCTAGGCACAGATGACAAGCTTGATCCGGGTGAATGGAAAGAATGCATGTTGGCATTGTTCGGCGCGAAAGTGCAATTGGTACCCCGTGACGTCAAGATGGATGTCCAGTACTTGGCCAAGAGGGTGGCACCAGGGAGCGACTTCGCCGAAGACTACGAAGAGCTTGGAGTACCCGTTCCTGACCTCGCAGTGTATCATGACCCCCAGACGGTGCTGATGAGAAGGAGCGCGATGACTGTTCGATTGGCAGGGTTGCCGAAACCTCAGCATTACCGTCAGAGGATCCAGAGGACCGTCGGCCATGCCACACTAATGGCACACAACAGAGGGATGTATTCTGTATTCGCCAACGAGTGGATGGATGACGTGCGGAACTTCTTAGGAGTGAAGACTGGAGAAGGTATCTTCACGATCACGATAGACGACAAGGGGAATGTGCGGTCAGCTGAAGTCGCGGACACTTATGTACCCTCTTCTGCCGAGAACGCAAACAGACTTGCATTCGTGAAGAAGACAGGGAAGTTACCGGCCTATCTGAACATCATGGCCGCCTTCCTGGAGGAAGACGACCCAGTGAGTCTGTTGGCACGTGAGCGCAAACTGGCGAAACTGAGCACAAGTATACTGGCCGTTAACTACCTCGAATTGATCTCAGGACTGGTTTCGGACTTCTTGGTGTCGAGCACGCCTAGCTGGCTGGTCGGCCTACAAGCAGAAGTGGACGCAAGGGCGCCCATAATGCCATATGCGGCAGGGGACTACTATCTAGAGCGATTCGTCCATTTGGCGATTCTGAGGAAGTCGCCGCTGGCCCCTACCTTATCTGACATTCTGTCAGTGGCCCAGGAGAGCCCTTTCAGGCACATCATGGACATACCAGGCTACATGTTTGCTATAGAAAACCCCTCAAGTCGGCGAGAGCTCGAAGCTATCACATTCGACATTGCGAGGAATTACGCTGTGATCATGGTGTTCGCGTACGCAACGCTCAACCTGATAATGGAGTCGGCATCGAGCCGTACGGGCCTGAAGGTGATTTCAAGGATATACAGGATCGGGATGATAGACCTCCCTCGAATGTACTCTGCAGCCAACCTCGCGCATTGGTTGTTGACCGGGCGGTCGTCCCCAAAGATTTCGGCTCTCCAACCCAAGGATGCTTACATCGTGGAGAAACAGGTGTCAAGGGCAATGGCCTATGTCTCAAGGTCGTTCATCATTGACATAGGCATCTCTCCTTGGCTAGAGGAAGCGGCCTTGACCGTGTTGAACCTCACCTCTAAGATAGCGGCATCCGCGGTGCACGGCGACGCAGTTTACGCCCCTCGCTCCGTGGATTCACGTTGGTTGCAAGTAGCAGTAGAGCTCCGAGACGCGTGGATTGGTTCTGACCCTTACCACGCTTTAGATGCCCCGACAGGCACTGGGAAATCAACCGCACTGCCTGCGGCGATGAGGGCTCTTGACCCCTCTATCACCATCTTTCTCTTGGTGCCGAGACGGATACTGGTGTCTGAGTACACCGACTTGTACGGTTTGAAACCGTACAAACTCACTCCTTACACAACAGAGTGGCAAGGGTCGAGTTTCGTGGTGATGACGTACGGAGCATTCCTGGCAAGGAAGGAACAAATAGCACTCATCCCGAACTCGATAGTGCTGATGGATGAGTTTCACGAAGGAACGCCCGAACAAGTTGCAACATACCATCAAACGAAGAATTTCAACAGGTTGTTGTTGTCAGCAACGCTGGACATCAAATTGTTCCCAGAGGTGAAACGAATTTACCGTGCACCTATAAGATCACGTTTCTCTGTAGACGAACTTGTTCTTGACATGCCAGTGGCCGATATGTACGCATCATTGGCGAAGACTTACCCGACGCAAGCAGCGCGAGCCCTGATCATAGTGCCCAAGCTCGCTGACGCGAACAGGATAAGGAACTCTCTAGTGGCAGGGAATATAGAGGCCCACGTGGTCTCGCGGTTCTCTCCTTCTTTCCCAACCTCAGGGGTGCTGGTGGCCACCCAGGTCGTAGACGCAGGGGCAAACATTACCCCGGCACCGGCCATGGTCATCGACAATGGGAGAAGAATCGTCTCTGACAAGGGAGCCCTGATAGAGGTAAACTCTGACCCAATGACCAAGGTGCAACGCAAAGGCCGCACTGGTCGTCAAGGTGATGGTATCTACGTGTGCCCACCATTTGCAGGGACAGGGCCTACCCCAACTGCGTACCCGAACTGGGCTCTTTATACATACAGTGAATCTTTGCGTGTACACTACAATAGGATCCTCGGATTGACAGTAGAACTGCAGGCCATCACGGATGGCACGCTAGTGCGAGTCGGAGCTGACGCAGACACGACCATCCTAACCCGGGATTTGCTGCCCAACAGAATGGAGGCGATGACGACTGTGAACGTTGTTGCCTCGTTGTCTGTATACTATGCTATGCTTGTGACCACGGGAGAGCACAAGGCAGCAATCAACACTTACACCAAGTTCGTGGAGACAGGCCAAGGCTTGATCGAAGATGCGAGCGCTCCGATGGAATTCCAAATAAGGGCGCTGATAACACCCATGGTGCAATGCCTCCCGATAGAGGATCTGCTGATCTATCTGAATGCGTCACCTTATGAGACCAATGTCAATGGTCAAGTTTGGAGACATTGTGGGCTTGTTCTAAAAGGCAATTCTGTCCAGATCATGCCGCTCCCTTCGCAGGAGGCTGAGAGGCGATTCCAACGAAGGCCGAAATGAGCCCAATAACAACTCGGCCATTGGTGATACCATTGGCTACTTTGAGTTGAGGGAGGGCGTAGGGCGCTGAAATGCGACCCTGACGAAAGTTGAAGGCCAGAACGGTGTCTCTGTGACATCGGTAATGCTGAGATGCATTTGGAATCAGGCCTGATCCCTTCCTGTGCCACAGTGGTGGCACTTCGCTTAGGCGATACTG